AATGCCACCCGAGCGCCGGAGCCCAGGCGGTAGAAGTTCACCAAGCCACCGCTGCCGACTGTGGGTACCGGCGACTGAGGAGTGTTCACAGCCGCATAGTTCTGGTCGAAAACGCTGAACCCGGTGATTGAACCAGCGGCCGTTCCAGGGATCAATGTCCCACGAGTAATAATCCCACCCAGAACAGTATCTGCTCGGGTCATGGGAGGACGTTCTTGCGGGACATTTTCAGAGATGGCGAGCCCACCGTACATCGGCAGGGTCTCTGATGCTGCCAGCCAGCCACCGGCAAGCGCGAACCTAGTCGCCGGATCGGGGTATGCCGTTCCAGCGATAAGGCCATCGCTTTCAATAGTGAACATCCCAGCCGCTGAGGTCTGGGGCAACGGATTGAATGCAAGATTTGCAGCCATGACTATCTACCCTTCCTCATGCCGCGGGGAGACTTACCGGCTCGCCTGGGTATTGAAGGACTTGATCCTTCGGCCCGGACGACCCATTGCTTTGGTGAAGTGCTCTTGACCATAGAACACATTCACGCGACCACCGGTCACCGGATCGATCTTGGTGACCATTCGCAGTTCGCCCGGCTGTAGGTCGATTGGCCGGGAGGCTGCACCTTCTGCGTCCGAATATATCGCTGTCTCAGCAATGCCGAAAGCCGTATCCGGGAGCTGGGAAAGCTTGACATCTTTCCACACCGGCGAATGCATCTTGAGCTTGGCAGCAAGCCGACGGCGATAATCGACAAGCCCTTCACCTTCGAGAGGCCGAGGCGCGCGCAAACCGAACCCATTGTAGACGGCATCCGCCCTCGCCTGCGCATCCGCAAAAGCAGCGTGCTCGTCGTCCGACCGGGGTTTCAACAAGGACTCAAGTCGCTTGATCTGGTCCGACTGCTCCCTCAGAAGCCGGCGAGTTTCAGCAGCATCAGCCCGAGCTGTGTCGTCCCGCTTACGATCATCATCGTCATCGCGCTTACGATCATCATCGTCATCATCGCGCTTACGATCATCGTCGTCGCCCTTGGCGAAGGGTGGCTTCTTGGCATCATCCTTCTTCTTATCATCGTCGTCGTCATCTGCCTTGCGAGCAGAGTCATCCTTGCCCTTGCCGTGCTTGATTTCAAGCTCACCATCGTCCCCACGCTTGGCCCTGTCGTCCAAGATCCGGTTCTTGGGAGTCTTGGCATCGTCCTTCTTCTTATCGTCGTCATCATCGTCGGCCTTGGCGGACTTATCGTCCCTCTTCTTTTTGTCATCATCGTCGTCACCGCGATGGCGCTTATCGTCATCATCGTCGGCCTTGGCGGACTTATCGTCCCTCTTCTTTTTGTCGTCATCGTCGTCATCACCTTTGGTGATGGGATTCTTGGAACCAGTGCCGGTCTCCAAGGCATCCATCCGGGCGCCCAGAGCATCCATCTTCTTAATCGCGTCGGCCAGCATCGTGTCGACGCTCGCAGTACCTGCTGCCATGATAACCTCCTTAGAGTTGGACAGCTACCCAATCGCACGACACTCGCGCGACTCAACGTACCATCAGATCCCGACGGGTTAGAAACCTGTCAAGTCTTTCGGCAAACTTACTCAGTCCATCAGCAAGCTCTAACACGCCGGGTGGAATGCTTTGCTGCTCTGGGGCTGGATCATTATTTCCAACGGGTAAGGGCAAATCTGGGGCCGGTAGCGCATTCGCAGAATCAATACGAATGCCGCTGGGATCATCACCCTTATCCCAAACACCCTTTTCACAAATTGCCAAATGATCGACAAAGCTTGGTTTGCCTTCGATCAATAACTTTTCACCTTCTTCCAAATCAATAGAGTAATTCACCTTTGTGTCTCGAAACACCACACTCGGGGATGTGGACATCTGGTCTTCAAGCATCATTTGAACTGCGGCCCTATCGTATATACGAGCCACACCCCACACATCATCACCTCTAACATAAGGTAGAAACATGGTGCCAACAATTCGGCGCGCAAATTCTTCTGATGTAAGGATCTGGGTATCCGGGTGGTCCATAATAACCGGCAGACCCATACAGCGCTGAAGAAATTCAGGAGTGAGATACACAGTATCCCTACGATAGACCCACTCGTTGAGCTTCGGCCTATAAGAAATGCCTGTACCAGAGATACGCATAGCCACCAAAGCGACATTTTCGATATACTGCGGGGACACCAATTCTTCGTCCCGTATAGCTTCTGCCAGTTCCAGTTCTGTCATGCCCTTGAGTTTGCGAAGGGCAACCAACACTCCTGGATGAAGGTCGAGGCTTGTGGCGTAGTCGGGGTTAACCCATACAAACGCATCGTGTTCGTGATTAAACTTAGGGATAAATTCATCATCGCAATCATAGCTAAATGTTGTGAAATCAACACCATCTCGAACGCGTCTACAGAGGAAGGCTCCGGCATGACCGGATCGGTATCCAGTTTCTTCGTAACATTCACGCGCAGCACATTGCTCAATGGTCTCATGATCTTTCTTCCCGCCGCCTGGAAACGCCCACCCTCTCCCATCCGTACGATGGCAGAACAAGACCCGGCCAGTCGGCGCTTTGAACAAAATTCCAGCCGCTACGTCTGTCATGGCCTTTGTGGCGGTAAGACCGGGAATGTTCTATATGTGTGTCCAACTAATGTCTTTGCGCTTACGCTTGGAGACATAAAGGCCCGATAAGTATATGGAAGAATATCTTCAAACCAAGGAGGTGCTTCTGCAGTAGTTGCTTGATTAGGAGCATACACCAATTGCACTTGAGGCTTAATCCAGGTCGGAGGCTTCGTCATGGGTCAGGAGGATGTGGCCGTGAAGGTTGCATATTGTCTTTGGACCGCGGCTTCACCTGTTTAGGTTTCCTCTGGTGCTGGCGAGCCTCAAACGCATCTAGACGCGAAGATAAAGAATCCACAGCATCACAAAGGTCTTTGATTGGTTTTGCCTGCTCAGAAGTGAATCCCATATGCTGCGCATCATCTTCAGATACATGCGCTCCTACAATCTTACCAGCGGCGATGCTGGCATAGAAAATACGCTCACCTTCTTTTTCTCCATACTGCTTACGCATGGAGCCAAGGATCTTTTCGCCCTTTTCTGTCAGAGGCATGATATACCTCTAGAGGTGGACGCCGATGCCCTTGGGGACAGGGGATTGGGGATTGAGGACACCGGCGCCCTGGATAACGGCCCTGGGTGACAGTAGCCGTTATGCGGTTGTCGTGACCGAGTAGGTGGCCCCTTTGGGAACCGAATTCACGAACAAACTACCAAAAGGAATCGAATACGCCATTTGTTGATGGGTTGCATGTGGACTATGGCCGCCGCCCACGTGCCCATTAAGCTGAAAGAGCACACGAGGTGGAGTCACAGAATTATCCACCAAGCTGAAATAGCCCTGGTTAGGGAGCCCATTTGAATCAAAATTGGGGATTTCCCACTGCGTTGGGGCACCAGTGAAAAGAATATTGGTGATGTGGCCGGCAGCAGCATCAATCACAGTGCCAACTTTGGTCCCATCTACAACAAATGTCCCATGCGCCATTCTAGCCTCCTACAGCTCTGTTCAAACGGCGGATATCCCGCATCAAAGGGTGAGTTTTCTTCAATCCCTGTCTATTTCCCAGATAATAATAGGCAGAGCGCAACAATTTCTGTGTTTCCCCGGGATTTTCTTCAGTTTCTTGCAATTTCCGGCCAATATACATCAAACCCTTCTCAGGGACATTGGGATTTTGCTTCAAAAAACGTAATGCAGACGAAATTTGTCTATTTTGAGGCATTTTGGATGTGTTCTATGAGCCGGACAACACTATCCGCACGTGCCATCTTAACTTTTGGGATTTCTGGGCGAGGATCCTCAGGCTCCATACCAGCCGCTTGCTGGTCCTCTTTAGCTTTCTGGTCCTTCTTGAGCTGTTTCAGCAATTTATCGTAGTCCAAGCTCAGAGGACTAGAGTATAGGAGCTTGTTGTTGGTGATTGCATCAGAAATCCACTGGATCAACCGAGCTTTGTTCTCAGGATCCAAACTAAATTCAAGGATTTGGTAGATTGAAATGGCCGCCTTCATCTTCGTATCGTCAACCTTGACCTGTTCATGGTCTGGTTCACGCAAATACGAGGGCCAAACTGCCTGAAAACTATTCGTCCAAGTATAAAAGGCCTCTTTATAGCCGGTAGAATCATATTTCTCCGGGTATTTCTTCTTCAGGGCCTTGAAAAAGTCTTCATTCCAGGCTCGGTGCATAACAATTCGGTCTAAGAAACGGTAAACCGGGTCCATAGTCTCTCGGATACGGTCTATATAGCGTGCGACCGCCTTCGCATCCTCAGAGCCTTCACCAAAACCCTCTGCAAATGACTCTTGCGTGATCAATTTTACCGGCATATCGACGGAATTGGCAATATTTTCAAGGATATTCCGCCGTGCGAGCACGTGCGGGCCTTCCAAATTTTGCATATTAAGTGATTCAATGTCTTCCTCTGGGGTAACATTGATCACATTGCCCGTTTCCGCCTCTTTCACAATCTGGCGTTTGAAAGAAGTGGCCCAGGACATGATATTGTCGACAAAATTTCCCGGCTGTTTGACCTTGGCAACCAGGACACCGACCTTGGTTTCCACCAAATCGTCGGCTATAAGTGATTTAATATAAGATTTAAGGGGATAAAATGCACGCTGATAAGCACTTCTCCCAACATAACCAAAAGCAGAAGTAGTGTACCCCAGATAAATAGGCTTTTCATTCGTTACCGTAACAGATCGAGAGGGGTGATAAGCTGTTCCACTAACCGCGATCTGCCGGTACTTCAAAAAGTCCATTGCATTCGGGTTCTGGTTTAGAACGAGACTACCTGACGTATTAAGAGGGTCAAGAACGTTAAAGCTGATATTAAGCTCAGGTAGATCCCAGTAATCAATGGGGACATTGCTCGTAAGTCCGTCCACGAGTAATGCGATCGAAGCCACTCCATAAATTCGACTAACAGTAATAAGATTATGCACAAGATAATCGCCACCGATCTGCTTCCATTCGTCATTGAATGCATCAGCGCAATGCTCCATTGGGCTGTCGGGTACCTTAATATCCCGTTTCTGTGATAAGGCAAGAGATACCGGCCCCTCGACTATACGTGCGCCAAGTGGATGATAAAGATAGATTTCTTTGCAGGTTTCATACGAAATGGTGTCACCCGGAATAATATCCGGGGCTACCAGAAGATCCTGGAGGGCATTACCTGGAGTTGTAGAAACAACACCCATCTTAACACGTTACCGTGAATGTCACATTCGCAGGACAACTCTGTACCCAACACCCATTACTGAAAGAAATAGTTTGTGCCGCACCCATCAGGCTTTTCGGCCAAGTCGGTGCAGTTACACCCGGAGTTAGAGGAACAGCGGGCCGTGGCTCATATTCAGAAGCCAATGCACGTAGACTCGCAGAGTACAGTACACGTGAAGGTGGCTGGACTCCGGAAGGAAGAACTTCTGTCAAATTGATAGTTGAACCAGTTAGTGACCCTGTACCTGAAACGAAGGTGAGCGTTGCTGGGCTCGGTGGGAATGTCGTATACTGTCCACCATTTGCAACAGAAACTGCAGAAATGCCACCAGCAGCAGATGTAACATTTACTGTCGCTGGAGCACCGACTCCGCCATTAACTTGATAGACACCAGTTCCAGCCGTGCCTGTCCCAACAGCAGCGGCCGACACAGAGCCGACCGTGGTGTATTCTGGATCAACCATAGTTAGCGGAGTAGAATCATCAGAAGAGGTAGATGTGGGCTGATTCAAAGTAAGAGCAGTAATCGTACCAGCCCCGGCAGTAAGAACCGAGCCAACGGAGGCAGAGGTAACTGTATGAGGTGAAGCCATCTCTGCCTCCTACTTCTGTGCTGCTTCTCTACGTTATCTTACCACTCTTCGGGGCCGCCGCCGTGACCGCCCTCACCACAGACACGCCAACAAACTCGACGATGCCTCTCCTCATTCCACCGGCATTTCCAGTGGCAGCGATGATGCCTGTCCCACCAACCACCACCATCATGATGACCGCCACCATTAGCCGGGAGTTGTGTTGCATCAGGAGGATGCGTCGGAGCCGGCCGAGTAGTGGCAGACGGTGGAGGACTTTGTTGCGCCATGCCCGAAGTGGGCAAAATGAGAAATG